GAGCCCACGGGTGGCCGCCGACTCGGCGCGCCGCCATATTGCGTTCCAGTCCTCCTGCAGCGCGGTCACGTTGGTGAGGTCGAAGCCCACGTCGTATGACGTGATGTCCGCGAAGTCGTCTAGGAGTTGCACCTCGAGTTCCGCGGCGGCCAGGCGCTGCAACGGCACGATGCTCTCTTGGTACGCCGCCTTCCTTGCCTCCGCGAAGTTGGAGAAGGTCGACCGGTCTAGGCCCGCACCCAGACCGGCCACGATGGCCGACACACCGAGCACCGCCGAGATGCGTTCCTCGGGTATCCGCCGGAGGGCACGCAGGTCCATCTGCTGCGGCGACCACGACAGCACCTTGATGTCGGTGGCAGCGGTGAGCACCATCGGCTGGCCACGGCCATCGCCGCCGAACGTCTCGACGAACTTCTGCTTCACCTTCTCGGGCTCGGTGATGCGTGCCGTGGAGCCGGCGGTGTTGGCCGGCGCGATGATTACGCCTGGCACGCCGAGGTTGCTCATCAGCGCGGCGGTCATGTTGGCCGCCTCGTCGTCGGTGTATATCTCGCGGAACAGGGACGCCAGTCGACTGCGGCCCTTGCGCGGGTTCTGCGGGTCCATGCCATATCGGAAGTGGACCACGTCCTCGACCGCGATCCGGTACGGATAGCCGTCGACGATGTACTCGTACCAGCCGATGAACACCCGCCCGTCGTCGGGCCACTTGGGCTCCATCATCCACGACGGCACCCACCACAGCCCTATGACACGGTCGGGGAATGGCCCCGCGCCGGCGCGCTGCTTGATCCAGTAGCCGTTGCCGCGGGCGAAGATGTCGACCACCGTGGCCATCCAGAGCAACACACCCGAGTACCAGGGGTTGGGACGCTCGAGCAGGCGTAGCATCGCGCCGGCGCCGGTGTCGGATGCCGGCACCGATACGGGCTGCAGGCCGGTGATGTTCAGCACCTCGACCGGTGCCTCGGGGAAGTTGCGCGCCACCCACCCGATCACGGCCTCGACGATGCTATTGCGAGTCGGGTCGCCCACGTCGGCCTGGTAGTCGAAGCGGGTGCGTCCGAGCAGCATCTGGTAGCCGTAGGAGGCGCGGGCCGTGAACACGAGCGCGAAGGACTTCACTGCGCTATCGACGGCCACCGCTGCGCCCGCCAGCCGACCGGCCATGCGCGAGGCGCGTGTCGGTGCCGGCGCGGTGGGCACGCGCCACCAGGCGCCGCTCACGCGGTCACGAGGCTACGGATCACATTCAAGCCGAACTCGATGGCCTCCGAGGTGACGTCGCCACCGACGCCCAGCCATCGGAACCGCCACCGCCCAGGCTGGTCTAGGACGATCACGGTCTCGTAATAGCCGGTCGCGCCCACGTGGGTGAAGTCTGCGGCGGTGTAGGTGGCCGGCGTACCGTCGCCCACGGCACCGTCGTCCTTGTGGAACGTGGCGAACACCTTTCGCGCATCGCCTACGTAGATGCTCTCAGCCACTGCCCGCCTCTGATGAACTCGTGCGGCTGGTACCAGCCGTGCTGCTGGAGCCTAGTGTACCGACCACCGAAGATGATAGTGGTGCCGTCCCGCCCGACACACTCCCGCCCTTGACGGTCTGCGTCCCTACGCCCGCCACGACAGGCGCCGGCACCGTGATCGACCCGTCGGCCGTCATGAACAGGACCACCACGCCTACGCCCGACACGGTGGGCGCCACGCCCGCGATGGCGCCCGTGGCGATGAACTGAACCTCGCCCACACCATCAACGACCGGCGCCGGCGCCACGATGTCCGCGGTTCCCTCGAGGGCCACGATGCCGGTGCCCGCGACCTCGATGCTCGGCGCGATGATGGCACCGTCACCGATGGCGCCCACCAGCGCCACGCCCTCGACGATGGGCGGCTCGGCCGTGATCGCTCCGGTTCCGATGAACGCCTCAACACCCGTGCCTGCCACCGTAGGCGGTGACGTCGTGATGGCGCCCGTTGCGGTGAACACCTCCTGGCCGACACCCGCGACCGCGGGTGCGGCGGCCACGATGGCACCCGTGCCCACGGCGTTGGGTGTATGCGTGCCCGTGCCCGCGACGGCAGGCGCTGCACCGACGATGGCGCCGGTGCCGGTGATGATGCCCGCGCCGGTGCCGGCTACGACCGGCGGCTGTCCGACGATGGCGCCGCTGCCGACGAACGCCTCGACGCCTACGCCCGCCACCGCGGGCGGTTGGCCCGTGATCGCGCCCGTGCCCGTGAACCGCTCCTGCCCGACACCCGCCACCGCCGGCGGCTGGCCGACCACCGCGCCGGTACCCGTGAACACCTCGGCACCGACGCCTGCGACCGCGGGTGGCTGGCCTGCGATGGCTCCTGATCCGACCATCGACTCGGCACCCACGCCGGCGACCACAGGCGGCTGCCCGATGATCGCACCCGTGCCGGTGAAGCGCTCGGCGCCTGTGCCAACGACTGCCGGTGGCTGGCCCGTGATTGCTCCGGTGCCGGTGATCGCCTCGGTGCCCGTGCCCGCCACGGTAGGCGGCTGCCCTGTGATGGCTCCGGTTGCGGTGAACATCTCGGCGCCCACGCCCGCTACGGATGGCGCGCCGGCTACGATGGCACCCGTGCCGGTTACGGCCGACGAGGTATGCGTGCCCGATCCGGCGACCGTCGGCGCCTGGCCGACGATGGCGCCGGTGGCCGTGAACGTCTCCACGCCGACGCCCGCCACGGTGGCGGATGGGACGGCGATGGCACCTGTGCCCGTGACCGGCAGCGGGAACTCGGCCTCGATGATCGTGCTATCGAGCGCGGGGTTGGTGGTGACGTCGGTGGACAATCCCCAGCGCAGCCGGAGCGCTCCGAACTTGGTTGTGGTCCAGGCACCGCCCGAGGGCGGCGCGGCGTAGTGGCCGCGGAACGACCGCACCGTGCCGGCCACCGAGCCGGCGCTGGCCAGCGGGTGGGTGTCGGTGGCGGTCGTGCCGTCGTACAACTGCGCCTTCTGTGTGTCGGCGCTGGTGCTGAGGTTGTGGACCCACACCACGTGCTCCACCGCCCGCGGCAACTTGGCCGGCACGTCGTAGATGTACTCGACGTAACCGGTGGACCGGATCACTACCTGCTTGACGAAGTCGGTATTGACCGGCGGTATCTCGTTGACCTTGTCCCACGACGTGGTCTCGCCCGCGGTGATGTTCGAGGAGGCGTCGTTCTGGAAGTCACCCGCCGTGAACGAGTGGGTACCCGAGGCGTTGGGCACGAAGCCCAACACGCCGCCGCCGCCTATCGGGTAGTCGGCTGCGGTGGTCGACACCACCAGGTCGTCCACGTAGTACTTCATGGTGGTCGAGCCGGTGCTGCCCACCGTGACCGCGGTTATATCGGCCGCCGCCTGGGCGACCGTGGTGCCTGGCTGGGCCACGCCGTCGATGGAGTAGTCGCCGCTCAACGTGCCGGTCGATGCGTCGATGTAGACGTCGATGCGGTACCACTGGTTGAGGTTCAGGACGCTCGACTCGGCGGCGAGCGTGCCGCCGAGCGCCATGCGTAACTTGCGACCGATGCGTACCTGGAGGGTGACGGTGTTGGTAACGTGCGCCGCCGAGAACAGGCCCGCCGTGCCCGAGGTATCAGTGGCGAGGCGATAGTAGAAGCGGGCGACCACGATGCGCATACCCGCAGCGAAGGTCATGACCTGATTGGCGGCCGTGCCACCGCCCGTCGTATCTATGAGCAGCGAGGCTGCTCCGCCGGCGGCCGAGTTGAAGACGCTCGTGTCGACGGACACGGGTCCGGTCCGTGCGCCCCAATGGGCGGTGTTATCTACAACGAAGACGTTCTGCTGGCATTCGAAGCCACAACAGAAGACAGGCGTTGTGACGGTGCCGGACATCTAGGGGAGCCCGCCGGCCCGCTGCTAGGTCAGAGGCTGGGTGTAGGTCAGGCTCGTGAGGGCGATGGTGGCGCCGGCCACGAAGGACACGGTGTTGAAGTTGAGGTCCTCGCCCGAGGTGCCCACGGTCACGTCCATGATGGTCGTACCCGAGCCGTTCTTGATGCGCGCCCAGGATGCCGTGCCCGTGGCGTCGGCCGATGTATCGGACGTAATCGCGTTCGCCGTTGCGACGCCGTTCGACGCCGCACCGAAAGCGGTAGCCGAGAAGGTCAGCGTTGCCAGGAGCACCTGTGCGCCGATGGCGGTGTCGGCGTTGGTCGGGATTGTGCCGGATCGAACCTCGATGGTGCCGGCGCCGCCGGTGTCAATGCGGTCGACCACGGCGTCGGCTGCGGCGCTTGCCGAGGCGTTGGTCAAGCGTGGGTCACTCGCCATTGGTTACTCCTTTGGGAAGGTGCGCCTGGTGATATGCCCGCAGGTCGGGCGTCAGGTTGTCGGGTATCGCGTGCGACGTGGTGACGCCGTCGGAGAACCAGGGGTCCATGATCTCGTCGCGGCACTCGGCGCAGCGGTATATCACGTGGCCGATGCCGCGCACCTCGGGCCGCGGGAGAGCCAGCCGACCGATAGTCATGCGCGCATACTACTACGGCGGCGGCGGGCATCGTCACGCATTCGGTCCACCTAGACGGCGGTCCACACAACTGTCCCCACTCCTTCTGCCAGCGCGGCGGTACGGGCCTCCCATACGAGCACGGTAGCCACCGCGGCGTCGATGTAATTCACGCTATCCGAGCGTTCCTTGGCGATGCGCCACAGCGGCTGGCGATCCTCGTCCAACTGCGGAATGTCGAGCCGCTGCGCCGCTCCTAGATGGCGCGTCAGCCGATCATCGCCACCGTGCTGGATATGCCCGCCCAGGATGGCGTTCGAGAGGGCGCGGCACGCACGGGCGAACTGGAGCGTGCGGAAGGTGTACCACGACACCACCCGCTCGGCGCCGTACTCGGCCGCCCACTTGGCCACGTAGGTCTCCCACTTGGGTGGGTCGCAGTTCATCCGCCACACCGCGAACCGCTCGAACATATCCGCCACCGTGGCGTCCACCTCATCGGCCGGCACCTGCCAGTCGGTGACGCGGTACGGCTTCTCCCACAGGCCCGCGATCCACGTGTAGCCGGTCGCCA